ATGTTAGACCATTAGTCTTGATTTTTTTAATAATATGTACTATGTTGTTAATATTCATAGACGCAGGTACAATTAAATTTGAAGTCAAATCTTCTTGGGTTGACTTATTACAACTAGTATTAATAACTGTGATTGGCGCTTATTTTGGTGGTCGATCATTTGAAAAAGTAAAAAAATAAATTATGACACAAAATTCAACACAAGTCGCTTATGGATTTGGACAATTTGGATCTGCGTTTGCTGATGCTTCAGCTAATACTATAACAGCACCAGAAGGTCGGTGTATTATAGCTGTGCAATTTTTAGCAGATACAGAACTTAGCGCACTAGTTTCTAAAGATACCGCTAAATATATAAGTATAGGTGCGTCTGCTAATTCAACAGGTGCTTACACCAGAACTGTAGACGGAACAGTTAGCTCTGCAGCTAAAGTAATATTTGATCAAGAAAACTTAGTTAGTCAAGCGGATCAAATAGAAGTTGGTGATGAAATTTATCTAACTTCAGATGGTGCTTCGTTAGGCGTTGTTAAAACTTTAGATCCAGATGGTGATAACACGAAAGAAATAGAACTTGCGGCAAACACAAGTATATCTGATGGTGTAACTGTTAGTTTTTTAAAACCAAATAAAGTTGGTCATGCAGGCGTTGGTGGTATGGCTATAGATTCAAGTAATACATTCCCTAAAGGTAGTACAATTTTTGGTAGATGGGATTCTGTATCACTAAATGATAATGATGGTATTATCATAGCTTATTTCGGAGAGTAATGTTAGGATTAGGAAATGCTTTAACAGGCGGTGCGGTTACAGAATCAGCACTAACACCCTCAGATATAAGTGGTTTAGAAGTTTGGTATAAAGTAAACAAAGGTATAGCTGGAGCTAGCAACACTTCGGATGATGGTAATATGGTTGATGGCGAAGACATTTATTCTTGGGCAGACCAATCAGGTAACAGTAACCACGCAATCACTATGACTTCCGCCGCTCAACGTCCACACTGGGAAACTGATGCTGCTGATTTTGGAGGTGCTTTATTCGATGGTAGTAATGATGGGATGCAACTTACCTCTGACGTAACCATGTCGGCAAATCAAGATTTTACCGTTATGGTTAGAGTAAAAATTACGAGTTTTGCGTCTACTGCTAAAGCAGTTTGGGGTAATTCTGCTCATGATGTATTGAAAATGCCGACTGGAGGTAAAAAAATAAATGTTCTTTTAGGAGGATCTGGTGCTAGTAGTTTTGAAGAAGCTAGTGATACGTTAGCTACTGATAAATATTATATCATTACTTTAACTAGAAGTAACGGATCTGATGGCGACTTAGAGGTAAGAGTTCATGGAGATACTTATTCAGACAAAAGTTGGGATGCTGCAGAAAGTCATCAGGACGCGGATGAACTTGATATAGGTTATATAGGAGTAAACACCCCTGGTGCTTTAGAAATGCCCGGTGTTATAAAAGACTTTATTGTTTGGAAAGGAACAGCATTGAGCGATTCTCAAAGATCAGATATGTATACATACATATTAGCGCAAGACTATTAAAATAAAATTAACTTAAATTAAATAAAATTATGGCAACAAGCAAGGTAAAGGGTACGAGTAAAAAAATTAAACAACTCAAAGGTATTAAACCCGAAAAAATAACTGACGAACAGTTAAACAAAGTTCAAGACACAGTAAATAATATAAATAGAGCACAATTAGAAATAGGTTCTATGGAGCTTAAAAAACATGAATTGATGCATAATATCGCTGGGCTTAGAGACGAATTGAGCTTATTACAAAAAGAATTTGAAAAAGAATACGGAACATTTGATATCAGTATTCAAGATGGAACAATAAATTATCCAAAAAATGACAAAGTTAATAAGAAAGATTAGTATCGGTAAAGATTACAAAAATGATGCGATGCATTATGCTGTAGGTCAAGAAGTTTATGGTGGACATACTATTTGCGATATATTTGAGGAAAGTGAAAAATACTCTATTTATATTAAAAAAGAAAAAGAAGTTTTACCTTGGAAAGATTTCAATAAAAATATGGCCGTATCTGTAGAGTATAATCTAGAATACTAATGAAAAGTGTTTACAACTTTGTTGTAACACCAAAAGGAAAAAGATATAATAATACAAAAAAAGTTGGTGATTCAGAATTAATTCTTAATACTGAAATATATAATCACCAATATATTAATAGAGAAGCAACTGTTATATCAACTCCTATAATTGGTGATACAGATATAAAACCTGGCGATACAGTTATAGTTCATCATAATGTTTTTAGAAGATGGCATAACGTTAAAGGAATAGAAAAAAATAGTAGAAGTTATTTTAATGAGTCTACTTATTTTATATACCACGATCAAATATTTTTATACAAAAGAGATGAAGAGTGGATAGCCCCAAAAGGTTATTGTTTTGTAAAACCTTTGAAAGCAATAGATAAATTCAACATTGAATCTGAAAAACCGCTTCAAGGTATTGTTAAATATTCAGATGGTACAATGGAGGTTAACGATTTAGTTGGTTTTACCCCAGGAAGTGAATATGAATTCGTTGTTAATAACGAAAGATTATATAGAGTTTTATCAAATTTAATTACAATCAAATATGAATATCAAGGAGACGAAGAAGAATATAATCCAAGCTGGGCAAAGAGCAGTTGATGAGTTGATTAAAGTCGCTAAAGAACCAATAGTAGATTCTGACGATGATATATCAGCGGATAGATTAAAGAACGCCGCAGC